ACCCATTGCATATTTCATAAGCTCTTCAAAGAAGATTAGGTCACGAGATGTCGCCATGTTCTTAATTTCCCCTAATGGGACTGACTCGGTACGAACACCTTGTCGAACCACTTCAACGCCAACGTCGCCGTTTTCCATAGTCCATCTATCAACAAACTCAGCAGCATTATATGGGTCATATCCAAATGAGATAACACTCCATTCCATCTCTTCGATGTACCGCTCAACATCGTCATATACTTGTTCCCAGTCAAGATAGTTACCGGGTAATATAATCAATGTTCCTTCAGCTTGAAGTTGATCATACTTTTGTTGTGCGGCCGAATTCAGTCGCAAGTATTTAACTTCAGAAACATACGACCTCGTCTGGACACCATACCTTCCTCTACCAAGAGGAATAATCCAAGTAAATGCCCAGAAGTCATCACCCTGCGAGGCGTCCATTCCCATAGACACTTCCATACGTTTAAAGTTCTGCCTTCGATGAAGTTCAGTCTCTTCGAAAGTAAAGAAGTATGTGGTACCTTCTACCGGTATACCAAACCTTTTCGCAAGGATATCATTCCGGTTTGCTGGTGAGTGTTCAGCACGTCTAACGTCACGTTGGTATGCTTCATATGAAACGGTAATACCAATGTTGGGGCATGCTTTCATCCACATGTCAGGATTACCCACTTCGGCAATATCGTCTAAGCGATAATACCAAATAGAGGTATGCGGGTCATAATATTGTCCACGAAGAATATCAAGAAGCTCTTTCTTGATTGCATCTCCTACCGAGTCCCGGACCGTACCTTCAGAAGATACAGCTAGGATAAGGTAATCATCAATACCATCTTTTGATGCGGATTGTTCCAACGCACCGATGATATCTTCCTTGATATCCCCCGATAACCATTCATCGACTGTTGCATACTTGGCACGAGACCCTTGAAGTTTATTACGAGTCATTGGTTTAACTTGTAAGATAGAGTTTGTTAATCTATTAACAATACCATCTTTCGTAACAGCTAACTGAGCTTGCGACTTTTGAGTACGTGCTTTATTAGACCCTTTTGTAAGAACCCTAAATAAAGGAAACCCTTCAGTTGAGCTAGCAGCTTTAGTTATAGCAGTAGCAAAAGGATATAATACTTCCTCCGCTTGCGCCATTGTCGGAGCGGTCGTTACCTGTTGTGTAGAGTTTGTGTCAATAACTAATCCATATGCATGGTGTAATGTGGCATACAGAGATTTGGCATTACCCCGAGCGACAATTAGATATTGTTTGTTTCGAAGTCTGCGCTTATGCTTAACTATTTTGAATTTTCCGGTCTGCGGGTCATAAACTTTCTCTTCTTTGATTTCAAACCAAGCAAGAAGATCTTCAGCCCAAAGTCGGAAAGTTGGTAATAGGGTTAAAGGCCGACCGTCAACAAGTGTCATCTCATTCTCACAGAAATCAATAAACCCTTGTATTGCATCGCTGTCGTAATAATAGTTTGGGTTAGCGATATCCGCATCGATTCGGTTCATCTGCATCGAGATCTCACGACATACAGGAATCTCACCGCGTATTACAGCATCTCGAAATCTACCGTACTCGATAGGAACCGCAGTGTTGCTAAATACCACTGGTTACTCCTTTTCGTATAAGATTCTATTTCTTATATTTCTTTTGTGCTGAACGTTTTTCGTCCATCTGTTTACGAGTTCCTCGCACATTAGAAAGGCGGTCATAACGATTATTGTATTCTTTCAATAACCGTTTATAAGCATCCACAGCAGGCTGTTCTTTTGGATTAACAGCTTTTCCGTTTCGAACACCACTTTTAGCACTATTAAGCGCTTTTTGCATTTTATCGCGCAAAGTATGGATATCACGTTGAATATTATTCGCTTGCTCATTATTATCTTTAACAGCAGAACGATATTCAGCTTCATCAATAGCATCACGTACAGTATCAGCTAAAGGAAGACCTTTACGCTTCTTCCACTTCATACCCTTCTTACCATAGTGTTGAAGTAAATCTTCATTCGAAGGAATGTAAACACCGTTAATAATTTCACCCATTGTAATTAACCTCTATTCTTTTTATCTTTACGATATAAATCGCGCATATTTTTGGCATGCTTACGACGCATTTCTAATATTTTAGATGCTCGTTCTGCATCTTTAGTACTCCGCTTATACGCATCCAGATATTTTTGTTCAGCCTTATTAGCCGTCTTGCCATTTCGAACATTACTTTTAATTTTACTAATATTATCAGCCATGTTCTGTTCGGCAGTCTTCTTATCACGTAAAGAATCTCGAATATGAGACTGTATAGCATGATTGTCCACGCCGTACATAATATCCTCAATGGCGTTATTAACAGCATCAGAAATACGCGGATTGCGCTTCTTCCACTTCATACCCTTTTTACCATAGTGTTTGATCTCTTCACTCTTCTGAACACTTTCAGGGATATAGATATCAACACCACGAATATTCACAGATTGAGTAAACTTCGTCAAAGTATTAGGTACATCTTTAAAAGCTTTGGCCCATTCCTGACTCTTCTTAAAGTCAGCGATAGCTTTTTCCATAGCCTTTTTGTCGTTCTTGTTGATTTTCCTTGTAGCAAAGGTACTTGGCATTTTGGAATATACATCCAATGTTGCTGATGCCACACGACCTAGCGTTTGTAATCTCGCTTGTTGTCGTTTCTTGGCAGCTTCTGCTCTTGCTTTACCAGGAGCTTCTACAAGTTCTTTAAACTTACGTTCAGCTTCAATTCGAGCGACTTTCGCTTTAAGTGCCTTAGTAGACATCTTATCACGATGTTTATACATATTAATGTATTCTTGTTCACGCGCTAGTTCATCAACCGCACGTTTAGCTTTACGATGAAATAAAGTCTTTTTGGCCATATCAGTATGTTTACGACTTCGTCTAGTGTTACTCGACGATCGACGACCACCAAAGATATGTTGATACCATTTCATTCCTTTACGTCCGGAATGTAGTAATACTTCATCATCGGATGTCTTTGTTGACATATTCCACCTCCCAGCGAGCTCGAGTAAGATTTTCATCACGAGCTTCTTTTAGTGCTGTAAGTACCGATGCTTGCGGAGGATCATATGAAATGATCGTACTTATACCAACAAAGGTCTTAGCGAAAGATATATTATCCAACCGCCGTTTTATTCCCTCATCCAAGTCATCGATATGACCATAAAAGAAATCACCCCATGTTAGATCTGGATTAGCAATAACGCTACAAGTATGTCCAATACCGTTCTGTACTAAAATACCAAGAGCGCTATCGATCGCCAAACCAATCTGGGTTCGAACAACTTTATTGGCTTCCGGATCGGAATCATGCAACACGCCGACGAAGTTGAGAACATCATCATAAATCGTATTCATTCACTTCATCCTTACCATAGTTTAGTATCACCCGGTTTGCGTTCCACCCATTCTTGATACTCCTTCTGATCGTAGTGGATTCGCTTGTGAGTGTAATCTGAGACCGTGATAAGTCCGTCAGGATCGAAACAATTCTCGGTCAGATTCTCAATGTCTTCTCTCGTTAAAGGATTCATATGGTGAACAGTGATCACACCGTCAACATAAAGTCCTCTTACCCCAAGGTCCTGTCCAAGATCTCGACGAATGATTTCGTTTCGACAGTTAAGCCAGGCTCTTGATTTATAGAAAGGATTAGAGATGTCTCTCGGAGCCTCGTGTTGAATACCACGAAGTCTGAGATACTCCAATCGCTCTGTATAAGATTCGAGTTTAGACATTTCTTTGTAGGACAATCTATTGCTCATAGAAAGTCCCCTCAATAACATCAGATGGTTTACCAGCATAACCTTGGAATGCCTTATGCGCTTCCTTGAAGTCAAGTTCTGCTTGTTGGTCGCTACGAATTAAATCGATACGAGCTTGTAGCAGTTCTGCTTGTAGTTCAAGTTGTTTACGCTCAAGACGAGCTTTGGGACTTGCTTGGTTTAACCAATAGACGATCTCCGAAGCCGAAGCAGTTCCTTCCTGAAGACGCTTTTCAGATAGCTCCATCGCAAGTGCCATCATTTGCATTTCACGCTGTTCAGGCGAACGTGCAGGTTTATAGGCCCGTTGAGGAGTATCATAATTAGCAACTTCATTTGTCATAACTATTCAGCCTCTTCCTTTTGTTTCTTAGGTTTAGTAGCATCCGGCTCAATAATGTATGGGCGATTCATCACATAACCTTCTTCAGTCTTAACCCATTCGGGTCCAACTTCAAGGACGATCAACCGCTCACCGTTATCGGCAAGACGAACGACATTATCTTCAGACTGTTGAGGTGTCTGTCGAATGTAGACTCCAGCAGGAGCCACAACTTTGTATGTAGTTTTACTAGTTGCCACGGTACTTATCCTTTCTTTAATGATGTTGCTGAACCCTTTCAAATGCTTTTGGACTCAAATAGACCGACTTTAAGTTAGTTATAGAGTACGCTCCAGTCCTGTCTAGAGCATCCACAACCAAGGCCACTCGGAAAAGGAGCCAAACACGAATAACCTCTGAACCGATCTTAATAATCGGCCTGTTAGAATCCAAAACCATTTTGAAAAAAATCGCAACGGGGGAATTTTTGATACCAACGCCGATGCAAAGAAAGGGAGGGCTGTAATCAGACCCCCCGGGGGTATCAAATTTTTATATCATCTTCTGAATCTTCGAGGAAAGTGAGGTCCTCCTCATAATCAGCGGGTTTAGGAACAAGCTTCAAGTTTCCAAAGATGTTTTGTTCCAGAATTGAAGAAACAGCAACTGACCAAGCATGTTCATAGTCTTCTATCGATGCAGAAGTGAGCATTGGCATTAGTGTTGCAATGTAAGACTCAAGATTGTAACCATGACTAATGTCCCACTCACGCCAAAGGTCATACTGAGTCCAAGGATCGAACGGATTGTCTTCGGTAGTTAACATGAGTAGTCTCCTTTCTTTATAGGATAGAGATAGATTAGCCTAAGGTTGTAGCCCATAGCTATACCTATTCCCTTTGCGATAGGCACACAAGAACAGTAGGGTTTGATAACCCACTAAACTATTCGTTCTTGATCTTCCCAATAGTTGTTGGACTGACCCCTAAAGTTTCAGCAACTTGAGAGATTGTGTAACCATTTGCAAGTAACGCCTTGGCTTTGTTCTTTCTAGCGTCAGTCATAACTTTGTTAGGACGTGGTGTGGCTAGTGTCTTAAGCTGGGCGTCATCCATAAAGGATACCAGTTCTTTTAGTAACGTACCCGATACAGCATTAGCTTGTACTGCATCCCATTCATCATCAGTGATTGTAACAGGGTTCCGTCCTGTACCAAGCTGGGCACGAGCCTTGTTCAGGGCTTGCTGCTTGATCCGGGAGATGTCATCCTTCTTCAAGACTTCGTCTTCAGATCGTCGAGCAATCTCAGCTTTACTTGATACTTCAGCCATACGTTGTGCTTGTCTCTCTTTGATACGATTAATCTT